ACCTAGAACTCCCCCGCACCGAAGGTGGATGGTACCGGATGACCTTTCCGCTCTCTGAGTCCGGCCTATCCCGCGCCCTACACCTCTTGCGCGAGCGGCCTATTAAGGGCGACCCCCTCACCCGCCCTGACCCTACCCCGCCCGCCCTACGCGAGCTTGCCAAGAGGATTGCGGCCTTTGCTTGACGCCGCCCTCACTTGCGCCCTGGAACGCGGATGGACCCTTGGCTACCTACGCCAGAACGGCTCGCGTTGGGAGTGCCTACTAACCCGCCCGGATCCTAAGCCGGGTTACATCCGCAACCGTGTCCTTTGGTGGAGTGACGCCACGCCCACCGCCGCAATCGAGGGGGCGTTAGTGCGGGAACCCGAGGTACGCGAAGAACCACTCCAAAGCGGCACACCGCCGACCCGCCTACCGCCGATCGACTTTCGGAGTTTTTTGAATTTGCCACAAGTAGTAAGGAGGCGGGTATGAGTATCGACACTGTTGCAAACTGTACCTATCCCTGTACCTATCCCTGTGACATACCTAACGATTTTTTATTTGTAATGGGCATCTTCACAGGTATGGCAATAGTCATAATATGGAGGAGAATTTGAGCAACCCCACCGAAGGCGAGTGCTTTGCGCGTTTAATCGAGCACCTCCGCAAAGCCCAAGAGGAATGCGCCATGCTGTCCCACCTCACGGGATCGAACGATCACAAGGCCGCAGCCCGTGGTTGGCTTGCGGTCTCCGAGCAACTCAGGGTGACGCAAAGGGTTGTAACCACCATTGCAAAGGGGAAGTTTCACTGATGAACATGCGCCCCAACCCCACCGCCGAACAACTCCACATCCTCGACCTCGCCCGCTCTACCACCGCCAACCTCATGATCAACGCCCTCGCAGGCACAGGCAAAACCACCACCTTGGAGATGATTGAGAATGTTGTGGCAACGAAACCAATACTCTACCTGGCATTCAACCGCAAAATCGCGGATGATGCTACTAAACGAATGGCCACCACAACCACTGTTCGCACCTTCAACTCCCTGGGCCACCGAATTTGGGCCAAAGCGACCCGCCAATTCAAACCGGACCCCAAGAAAGTCCCCGACCTCCTGAGGGCCATGATCGAAGAGCCCGCACGGAAGCAATGGCGCAAGCAACTATGGGATGACTTCTGGCCAATCGTGAATGGGGTCGCGACCGCCAAGGCCATAGGCTATATCCCACCCATGCACGCGATGGCAAACAAGAGCCTCGCGACTTGGGAGGAGTTCGAGGCTGCACTTGATGAGCAGCCCTCCTTGCTAGCTTGGGAGCACATTGAGCTGGTCTTAATGCGCTCAATCGCCGCGGCCTACGCGGGCTCCTGCGACTTCAATGACCAAATCTACATGCCCACGCTCTTCGCCGGCACCTTCCCGGAGTTCCCACTTGTCATGATCGATGAGTACCAAGACCTCAATCCCGTCAACCACGAAATGATTCGCAAGCTCACAAAGCACCGCCTGATCGGTGTGGGCGATCCCTTCCAATCCATCTATGAGTTCCGTGGGGCCGAATCGGGCGGGATGGCTCGAGCGGTCCAAACCTTCAAAATGACCGAGTGTGACCTCTCGGTGAGCTTCCGTTGCCCCCGAAGGATCGTGGAACACGTGCGCTGGAGGGTGCCCAAGTTCAAGTGGGTGAAGGAGGGTGGCGAGATTACCAAAGTCCAGGGCGCAATTTGGCTTGATCTTATTGCCAAGGCTCCCGCAACCTTCATCTGCCGCAACAACGCGCCCTTGTTCAAACTCGCCATGCGATTTCTCAACGAGGGCCACTCGGTTCAAGTCCTCGGCTCCGACATAGGCCCGCGCCTGATCGCCACCATGCGCAAGCTCGGCACCGACCTCGACCGTGCAGAACTCCTTGCCGCAATTGACTCTTGGCTCGAAGCTCGTGAGGCCCGTGGGAGCAAATCCGCCAAAGACACCGCCGAGTGTATGCGGGTCTTTGCATCCCACGGCCAGAACCTAACCCAAGCAGTCGCCTATGCCGAGCATCTCTTTGCGCAGAAGGGCAAGATCACCTTCACCACCGGCCACAAAGCCAAGGGCCTCGAATGGTCAACCGTGTTCCACCTCGATCCGTGGCTCTGCGATGACACCGAGCAGGACAAGAACCTGCGGTATGTTATCTCAACCCGCTCGTCGGATCGGCTCTTCGAGGTCAACTCGGAGGATATAAGGTTTTGACCACCATCTCCCCATACAAAGCACGCCGGATCGAGGAGGCCCTGCGCCAACACTCCCGCATGATAAATGGCTTTGTGGTCTATGACTATGGCTGGAGTGACGTGCAAATTGCGGAGCGACTCGGCATCAGCCGCTACATTGTTGAGAAACATCGTCGTAAAGCCTTCGGGCGAGTGCGGTCTAAAAACGACACGGACCGCCTCGCTAAGGTTGAGGAGCTATATAAAGCTGGCTTCTCACGCAAAGAGATCGCCGCCGTCGTGGGCATCTCCCGCAACGCCGTCGGTGGTATAACCTTTCGCCACCGCAAACGACGCCCTAAGCTCCCAAATGTTTCACTTTGGAAAGGATTTCAATGAGCCTCCCCTCCTCCCTCAACCACTATGAGGCCGAGTTCGAGACCCTCGACAGATGCCTCAGTGCCGCCCGGGGCATTCGGGTGCATATGCCCAACAACACCACGGCCATGCACTTCCGCCAACGCCTTCACCACGCGCGGGTGTTGCAACGCAAGAAGAACTCCGAGGTCCACGCCAAGGGCGAGCCCCTTCACAACACCTCGATCTATGACTGCATAATCATCCGAATAAGGCAGGATGTTGAGGATAATTGGTGGATTTATCTCGAGAAGAACTTGGTGATCCCGGGGGTTGTCGAAGATTTGGACGAGGTGGAGGCATGAACATCACCCATTGGTCCCTAGGAGAACTTGAAACCTTCTCCCACAAGATTGAAGAGGTCATCCACGGCCCTACTGGCTCAAGGCAGCGGGTGGGGTTTATCTTCATCGCCTATCCCTTGGAGGACTCCGCGAAAGCCAAGATGCTCAGCAACTGTGACGGGCAGGTGGTGCTCACGGTGCTTTACAAGGTTTTGCAAGCGTTGGTTGACAGGGAGCCGAAGTAATGACTCCCCTCACCCCCGAACTCGCCCTCGACCTTTGGTACATGGCCGCCCAACGCGAGTTCGGGATCAAATTCCCCATCGATCCGCTTGATGTGGAGAAGGCCACCCGCGCCATCTACCTCGCGCGTCAAGATATCCGGGATAAATCCCTCCAAGCCCTGAGCCTCCACGTGAACGATGCGGGGACTGTGGTTTACATCTACAAGAACGGGGTGGAACTGGAATGAAACGCGCCTCAATCGCCGAACTCACCCTCGCTAAGCAAATCAGGAATCTCGACACAGAGATTGCTAACCTCCAGATCGAAGAAAGCAACGTCCAACTCAAGATCGAAACCCTCAACGAGATGCGGAGCAACATGCAACAAGAGATCACTCGTCTCCAAGCCCAACGTGTGAAAGCCTCACAGGACAGGAAGCCATGAAAATCATTGGGACAACTTATAATGGTTGCTTGGCAGAAGTGTCAGCGGATGAACTGACCATTCTTATTGGTTACAGCGTTCGACATATAGAAATTGGAACCGTGTTTAATATATTACCCGCTATTGCATACCTCAGGAAGCTACATGACCAGGAAAAGAAATGCCGTGACTCAGCCGCATTTCTTAGGGGCATGGCCGATATGCTTGATGCAGCCCTACCAACAACCATAATTCCGCCAGAGGCCCAGCCATGACCACCCTCGACACCCTAATGGACAACCTCAACACCCGCTACTTCGCCGTGATGGACAACGACCCACTCATAAACTCCCCTGGCGATATCGACACCGTGATCGAGTACCACCGTCGCAACCGGGCCAACAACGAGCTCGGGGTGAAACCCAAGAAGGAGGCTGGCCCAAAGATCGATCTCGTCGCAATGGGCCTGATTAAAAAGGCCCCCGAGCCGGTGGTGATTAGGAGGCGGGTATGATGCAACAAGGTATGGCCCCATCCGCGACCCACATCACAATTGGCATCTGCCCCTGCGGCTGCAAGAGCCTCCTCCTAGTACACTTCGACAGCAATATGAAGCCGCTGTCAGCCCTCAAAACCAGCAACGAAGCCATGCTAACACTCCTCACAGAGCTTAAGCAAGCCGCGATAACCCTCACCCACAGTGGACCACTCCAATGACCGACTTCATTACCGCCGAACCTGACCCGCCCTCACCATTCCTCCCAGGGACCAAGATCCAATACGCCTGGGACCAAACCTCCATGGGCCTACTCAAAACATGCCCAAGGCTCTACCAATACGAAATGCTTGAAGGCTGGAGTGCGAAGGATGAAAATACTCACCTACGTTTTGGTGGTGAATATCACCAAGCGCTGCAAGATTATGATTTATCACGCGCCGCAGGAATATCTCACGATGATTCTATACACGACGTGGTTCGAGAGCTCCTCATTAGAACCGCAGACTTCGCTCCGGATCCCGATTCCAAAGCCGGCAAATATAAATCGCGTGACGCGCTCATACGGACAGTGATCTGGTACCTGGATGGGGTGCGAAAGAACGACAACTACCAGACCTACATCATGAGCAACGGCAAGCCTGCGGTGGAGTTGAGCTTCCGGTTTGAGTTGCCTTATGGGCCAGAGGGTGCCAAGGGCGCGCATGGGGTAACTGTGTTTGAACCAGGGCAAACCGTGGCCGATTCAGTGGTTGAATTAGTCCAAATCCAACCCTACCTCCTCTGCGGCCACCTCGATCGCGTGTGCCATCCCGCCCAATCCCCCGATGAACTCTACATCGAAGACCACAAAACCACCACGACCACCCTCGGGGATTATTTCTTCAACCAATTCGCCCCCAACAACCAGATGTCGTGGTACACCTTCGGGGGCCAGATGGTCCTCGAAATGCCCATCAAGGGCATTATCATCAACGGCGTCCAACTCATGATCAAGGACCCCGACACAGGCGAGCCCGCCACTCGATTCGTCCGTGGGTTCACCCTACGCACAAAGGACCAACTTGAAGAGTGGGCCACGGACCTCTCGCGTTGGTTTAACATCGCGGAATGGTACGCCGAGGCGGACTATTGGCCCATGAACGACACCGCTTGTGACAAGTTCGGCGGGTGTAAGTTCAGGGAGATTTGCGCCAAGTCGCCTTCGGTGCGGGAGATTTATCTCAGGAGCCATTTCAACAAGCTAGAGGAGAAGGATCGATGGAATCCGCTCAAGTCGAGGTGAGAGAAGAAACCCTCCTAACCGCAGCCAAACGCATAGTGCGCTTCATCCGCGCCGATGACGAGCACGATGGTGGGCTCCTGAGCCAAGACACCATCGCGGCCAACGAGACCCTAGCCAAGATGATTGAGAATGAAGAGAAGAAAGCTAAATGACCTCCCTCCGCGACCATCAATCCAACAACTTCACCAAACTCCTCCTAATCGGCGATGCGAAGTCTGGCAAGACCGGGTCCCTTATCTCCCTCGTCAAGGCTGGCTACAAGCTCCGCATCCTTGACTTTGACAACCTCCTTGATATCCTCAAATACATGGTGGGCCGGGAGTGCCCCGAGCTTGTTGACAATGTTGAGTTCCGCACTTTGCGCGATAGGCGCAAAGCAGCCGAAAGTGGGAGTGTGATAGATGGAAAGCCAGTCGCCTTTGTCAATAGCCTCAAGATGTTGGATCGATGGAAACACGATGAAGTCGACCTCGGAGCTCCATCAGAATGGGGCCCCGATTGCATCTTGGTCATCGATTCTTTATCTCGACTCTGCGATGCCGCTTATGACTGGCGGGAGACCCTCGTACCTAGGGGGCGATTTGGTGAATTTGATGGAAGGGCAGTCTATGGAGATGCTCAGGACGCTGTGGAGCACCTTCTCGCCACCCTCACCTCCTCAAAATTCGCCACCAACGTAATCGTGATCGCCCACATCCAATACATAGACCTTCCCGACGGAACCAAGAAAGGATTCCCTCAAGGGTTGGGCAAGAAGCTCTCGCCCAAAATCCCCCAGTACTTTCCCTCCGTGGTCTACTACCAGAACCGCGGAGGTAAGCGCACGATTCAAACCAATTCCCAGCCCCTAATCGACTGCTCAAACCCCGCACCCTTTGCGATGGAGAAGGAATATCCCATCGAGACCGGACTCGCGCAGTTCTTCGGGGTGCTTAGGAAAAATCCACTCGAAACCAAGGAGGCCCCAAAGCAACTCGCCCCACCACAGAGAATCGCACGGAGGACAACATGAGCTATGCCTGGGAGATAAGAAATTTCTCGTC